AGATGCATGTGGACATGGACCTGCCCGGCTACGAAGACAAGGACGAGGACGGCGAGCCAACGGGTATTGCTCTGCCTTACGTTGTTACTATCGAAAAAGGTACCCAGAACGTCTTAGCGATCCGTCGCAATTGGCATCCAGATGATGATACTAAACAAAAACGCAATCATTTTGTCCATTATTCATACATCCCGGGATTTGGTTTCTACGCTTTTGGTCTTATTCATCTCATTGGCGCTTTTGCTAAGTCTGGTACCTCTATTATTCGCCAACTTGTTGACGCAGGTACTCTCTCTAATCTCCCCGGAGGATTCAAAACTAAAGGTCTTCGGGTTAAGGGTGATGATACGCCGATTGCTCCGGCAGAATTCCGAGATGTAGACGTAGCCTCCGGCACGATCAAAGATAACATCATGACGCTTCCATATAAGGAGCCGTCTCAAGTATTATATTCCTTACTGGGCACCATCGTTGAAGAAGGTCGTAGATTCGCTAGTGCAGCGGATCTGAAGGTATCCGACATGAGTGCCCAGTCTCCTGTTGGTACGACGCTGGCAATTCTGGAGCGCACGCTCAAGGTGATGTCAGCCGTTCAGGCACGTATTCACTACTCGATGAAGCAGGAATTTAAACTCCTGAAAAACATCATCCGTGACTACACCCCAGAAGAGTATTCATATGAGCCGGTAGAAGGACCCCCTCGGGCCAAACAGTCAGACTACGATGATGTAGACGTAATTCCTGTCTCCGATCCCAATGCGGCCACTATGTCGCAGAAGGTTGTCCAGTATCAGGCGGTCATGCAGTTAGCGGCAACAGCCCCGCAACTCTATGATCTCCCGTATCTACACCGGCAGATGCTTGAGGTCTTAGGTATTAGGAACGCCTCTAAGTTGGTTCCGATGCCAGATGATCAGAAGCCAAGAGATCCAGTTTCAGAAAATATGGATGTGATCAAGAATAAGCCGCTTAAGGCTTTTGCTTACCAAGATCACGCAGCCCATATCACAACCCACCAATCGTTTATGCAGGATCCAATGACTGCCCAGATGATTGGACAAAACCCAATGGCAAATCAAATGATGGCCGCATTACAAGCCCACATTGCCGAGCACTTTGGGTATATGTATCGCCAGCAGATCGAGCAACAGGTTGGAGCGCCGATACCATCGTTTGAAGAGGATGACGAACAGATCCCACAAGATATTGAGTTCGCATTATCTCGTCTGGTGGCACAAGCATCCCAGCAGTTACTCCAGCAAAACCAAGCCAACGCTGCACAACAGCAGGCACAGCAACAAGCGCAGGACCCCATCATCCAGATGCAGATGCAAGAACTTCAAATTAAGGGACAAGACCTACAGCGCAAGACACTTAAAGATCAGACCGACGCACAACTTAAGGCGCAACAGCAAGAGATTGAACGCCAGCGAATTCAATCACAAGAGAAGATCGCTGAGGCTAATGCAATGGTCAAAGCCGTTGCTGAAGATGAGAAATTAAAATTCAAACAGTCTGAATCCATGATCAGAGCCGTGGCGGATGACGAAAAGAATCAACTGGAGAGGGACAAAGAACTTCTCCGGCTTCGTAGTAAATCCTAAACATAAGGAGAGTAAATGAGCAGTGACCTACTTAAGTATCTCTCAGACAAGATACGAGAGGAAATGAAGGTAATCGAGCAGGACACGGTTTTAGGTAATGCTAAAGATTTTGGAGCCTACCAATATGGCTGCGGGATCTATCGTGGACTTCTGATCGCAAACAATATTCTTATAGAAACAGCAGAAAGGATGGAAAACTCTGATGAGTGAATTATTAATCGGCACAAACCCCGATGACCCAAACGAGGCAACAGTGTTACCCGACACCGACGATAGAAAAGCAAAGCAGTTACCAGATCCTTCTGGCTATCGCATTTTGTGTGGAATTCCCAACATAGACGAGCAGTACGAAAGCGGGATTATTAAATCCGACATGACCCTCCAGCACGAAGAACTACTCACAACGGTGCTTTTTGTCGTAAAGATGGGGCCGGATTGCTATAAGGACGCCGCAAGATTCCCGTCAGGGCCTTGGTGTAGGGAAGGGGACTTTATTCTCGTGCGCCCCCACGCAGGCACTCGGTTAAAGATTCATGGCCGAGAGTTCCGCATCATCAACGACGATTCCGTGGAGGGTGTAGTTGAAGACCCCCGTGGCATCAGCCGCAAATAGGAGTAAGACATGGCAGAAGCCCAAAAGAAAGACGACTTCGAATTTGAAGTAGAAGAAGATCAGGGTAAACCCCTAGAAAATAGTGGGAAACCTGATATTGACATAGAGGTTCAGGACGACACACCAGAGGAAGATCGAGGCAGGACGCCGCTTCCACAGGAGATAGTCCAAGAATTAGAGGCAGACGAGTTAGAAGAGTATTCCGATAAGGTAAAGACTCGCCTGAAGCAGATGAAAAAGGTCTGGCACGATGAGCGTCGGGCTAAAGATGAGGCATCAAGGGAGCGGGAAGAGGCTTTGGTCTTTGCCAGAAACGCTCTCGAAGAGAATAAACGCTTGAAATCTAGGCTGTCTGAGGGGGAGAAATCCTTCATAGACACAGCCAAAGGCGCAGCCGAACTTGAGATGGAGATGGCTAAACGTGCCTATAAAGAGGCATATGAGGCTGGAGATTCTGACAGAGTAGTGGATGCGCAGGAGCAGTTAGCCGCCGTTAACTACAAACTCCAGCAGATAAAAAATTACAGACCCTCTTTACAAAACCAAGAAACTGCTGTAAATAGTCCCCAAGAGCAAGTCCCTAGACCGGACCCAAAAGCGAGTTCGTGGCAAGAGCGAAATCCTTGGTTTGGTAAAGACAGGCTTATGACCAGTTTGGCTTTAGGTCTACACGAGGACTTGGTTGCACAAAATGGTCAGGCGTATGCGACGACTGACGAGTATTACCAGCGTATTGACAAAACAATACGCGATAAATTTCCCGAGAATTTTGGGGATGAAGTTAAAACGACTAACGGGGGCGGCAAGCCCGTTACGCGCACCGATCGACCTGCCACAGTAGTTGCTCCGGCATCGCGTAGCACATCCTCCAAAAAGATAGTGCTTAAGCAATCGCAGTTAATGATTGCTAAGAGATTAGGTTTAACCCCCGAGCAGTATGCCCGGGAATTTGCGAAGACACAGGAGAACTAAAATGGCTGAAAACAGACTTGCACGCGAACTTGAAAAACGATCCGACGTAGAACGTCCACAGGCTTGGGCACCCGCTTCCGCATTACCGGAGCCGGATAAACAGCCGGGGTATTCATATCGCTGGATTCGTGTTGCCTCACAAGGGCAGGCCGACGCTAAGAATGTATCTTCTAAGATGCGTGAGGGTTGGGAGCCTGTTCGGATTGAAGAGCAGCCTAAGTTCCAGATGTTAACGGATCCCAATAGTCGCTTTAAGGATAATATTGAGGTTGCCGGATTGTTACTCTGCAAGATCCCTACTGAATTTATGGAGCAGCGTAAGCAACACTACGCCAAGACCACTAGAGACAATATGGATGCTGTAGATAACACGTTTATGAGAGAGAATGATGCTCGTATGCCCCTCTTTAAAGAGAAAAGGTCTACGACTTCGTTTGGTAAAGGTAAATAACTTTTTAACGAGGTTTAAAAATGGCATATCCCACCGTATCAGGCCCTTACGGGCTTATTCCGATCAATTTGATCGGCGGTCAGGTGTTTGCTGGTGCTACTCGTCAAATCCCCATCGGTACGGGTGAGACAACCGCTATTTTCTTTGGCGACGTTGTTAACCTTAATGGCGATGGGAATATCACGAAAGTAGCCACCACGGACTCTGGCTCTGCTGTTGGTGTTTTCCTTGGTTGCACCTTTGTCGATCCGACATTTGGTCTTACCTTCCGTCAGTTCTACCCCGGCGCTTTGACAAATTCTACGATCACTGCATACGTGCAGGACGATCCAGACGCTTTGTTCAAAGCCGCAGTGTGTGACACTGGCACAACAACCATCAGTTACTTAAACCGTACTGATGTTAATCGTAACGCTGCTTTGGTTCAGAACTCTGGTTCTACGGCCACAGGTAACTCTGGTGTAGCCATCAATGATGCGACCAACACCACGACCACCCTGCCAGTTCGTATTATCGACGTTGTTCCTGAGACAGCAATTGCTGGTTTCCCCGGTTCTTACACGGAAGTGATCGTGAAGTGGAACTTTGGTGTGCACCGGTATTACAACGCCACTGGCGTATAAGGAGCATATTAAATGGCTATTTCCCGCGCACAACTACTGAAGGAACTCCTCCCGGGACTGAACGCTTTGTTTGGTCTTGAGTATGCTCGCTACGGCGAAGAGCATAAAGAGATTTTCGAAACTGAAACCTCTGAGCGTTCCTTCGAAGAAGAAACCAAACTGTCTGGCTTTTCTGCTGCCCCTGTCAAAAACGAAGGTTCTGCCATCGCTTATGACAACGCACAGGAAGCGTTTTCTGCCCGATACAACCACGAAACCATTGCTCTTGGCTTCTCGCTGACGGAAGAGGCAATTGAGGACAACCTCTATGACTCCCTGTCCAGCCGGTACACCAAGGCTTTGGCCCGTGCTATGGCTTACACCAAGCAGACTAAGGCTGCTGCGATCCTGAATAACGGCTTTGACACAG